TTTAGTTTAAACACAACAGGTTTAAAGCCTGCGCTGTACGTGCGGCCAGGGTTTTCAACAGCTAAGATCGACGCTTCGTTGAGCTCTTTCCAATACTGAACAATCTTTGGGTTGGCTTCGCGCCAGTATTGCTTGATCAAATCACTTGCCACGAATTCTTTTTGGCTGATGTCTGGAAACTTTTTGCCGTTCATATCCCAAACGAACTTCGCCATGCGCTTATGTTCATCGGTCGCACGCTTCCAAAGTAATTCAAATGCCGGTTCAATCTTCACATTGTATCCGCGGGCCATCGTTTGAAGCGCGCCCACCCCACCTTGATAGCCAAGCGCAAGGACTGCGACCTTCCCGACCTGGCGACGGGGATCTTCTTTCAAAATGTCCGACATCTTCACGCCGTAAATGCCGGCCGCTGTGAGCTCATAGATCTTCCCGTCGCCACGGAAAACTTCAAGGGTTTCTTCTTGGCCAGCCAGCCACGCAATGACCCGGGCTTCGATCGCGTTAAAGTCACAAGCTATCAGGTCATATCCTGGCCGAGCTCTTAAGAACCCACGAATGCAGTCACTGATTGCGGACATGGGCCTTGAGCCGGTGTGTTCAAAGATGTGCGGGCCGGCCTTTGCCCCATAGCGATTTAAGAGCTCAAAGATCTGTTCAATCTTGTCTTGTTTTAAGGTGGGCCGCGGAAGGTTTTGAAGTTGAACCCGGCGCCCAGCCCACCGGCCTGTGGATGCCCCGTGGTATTGGAATAAACCGCGCACACGGCCGCCTATTGAAGCGCCCGACATCATGGCCTGAAGCTTGGCCGTGCTTGTCTTGGCCGCTTCCTGGCGCAATAGCAGGGCCTGGCGGCAGTCCGCAGGGATGTCTTGTGAAAGCATGTCGGTCACGTCCGCCTTCGCCACGGATGGCACGCTAAGCCCCTTAGATTTAAGCCAATCAGCCAGCTGGCCGGTGGCCGTACACATAGCGACGGCGTTGCCAGTGACTTCGCGGATCTTATTATTGAGCCGTAGTTTTTCAGATTCCACAAGGCTGATGGCCAAACGTGCAGCTTCGGTGTCCACATACACACCGCGTCGGTTAATTTTATAGTCTAGTTCCCAAATTTTTTGTTCACTCGGCGATAGAAGTCTGAGACGCTTAGCTAATCCCCGCTCAACTTCAACGTCTTGCTTACAATAAGCGTAAAGCTTTTCGAAATCGTCGGGCACTTCTTCCTTTGTCCAAAAGACCGGGTTCCCGTCTTGGGTGAAACCTTTTGGCTGCGAAAGTTTCAGCATCACGCGGTGCCCTTTAAGATCCTTTTCATATGGAATGCCGGCCGCACGGCTGGCATCATCTAAGGATCCCGGCAAGCCCATCGCATAAGCCATGGCCATTGTGCATTCACACTGTTCAATCTTAAGTTCCGGCCAGTCGTAGTTTAATGCCATCACGCAGTTCCAAATCAGCATTTCAAAGCCGCCGATGTTGTGGCCGAAAACTTTGCCGCCTTTGGCAACGTGACGAAACAGGCGCTCAAGGTGCATAGTTCCGATCGCATCGTCGGGCGCATCCGGTTTCCAAAGTAAAACCTTTTCGTCATTGAACGCGATCGCCAAACACATGGGTTCTGTTGACGGGTGCTGCGCATACACATCGGCCCCGACCTTCAGTAGATCTACAGCCGAGCGCGTTTCAAAATCGATGTGAACAAAATCTTTCAATCCTTCTTCCCTGTTTTTTTCTTTTCTGAAAGGTAAACAATGGAACTATAGGGCAAGAAGATCAATGTATCGCCATCTTTTGCAAGGATGCCGAGCTCACAAGTGTCTTGAACCCGGATTTCAATTTCGCTTTCCGATCCAAGTAAGCAAACGCGGCAAGGGTTACCGGCCATGAATGACGTAAATCGATCTAATGCCTTTTTATTTAAGTTCATTTATTGTTCTTCCAGCGCGCCGGCGGGCGCATTTGTTTTTATCCAAGTCGAAACTTTTGCCCAGTAATGGCTTGGTGTTTTTTGACATTGCAAAGCGATGCGGTGGGCGTCTTTCCACCCGTGTTTTAAAACCGCTTCGTTGGCCCATTCGACGGGCTTGAGCGGTATCACTTTAGTAAGTTTTTTCATTGTGCATTTCTATCCTTCCATTAAAAAGGTGCCCCCGCTTAGAGCCGTAATTCAGGGTAAAGAATCAGTGGCGTGTAGACCATTCACCCTAAGCGGGGACGTGAAGCTATTAACTAAAGATGTCCGTTGCAGATCCTGTGCTGGCGGCTGTGTTATCGACTGCAATCGGGGCGAAGTCTTGTTCGGGCTTCGCACGATTGCCGAGCGGTTCGCCGTCGCGCACTTTTTGAATGTTGCCAAGGCCAAACGAGACACCACGATTTCCCTTTTGATCATACGCATAGGCGTTGACCGAAGCTCGGGCAAAGCAGCCGGCGTAAAACTGGGATTCGTCGATGATGTCTTGCACGTTTTGATCAACAACGCCAGGGCGCTGCGAAGATTTAAGGTTCAAGAAGATCGCACCTTCAACGTGGCCAGCAGGCAAGATGCGCTTGCCATCCACATCTTTTGCGCGCTCCGCTTGATCGCGAAATGGTGAGCGAAGATTCTTTGGCCACTTCGCCTGATCCGGACCCCACTTCGCAATGATCGCTTCTTGTGCGGCCTTCTTTAAAGCCGTCAAGTCTGCGCCTTTTTCGAATAAAGCCACGACGCTAAATTCGTCTTTGCCGTTCAAGTCGTTGCGTCTTGCTTTAAAGACGTTCGGATATGAAACCCTGAACACGGGCGTGTTTATATTTGCCATTGTTTTTTCCTTTTGTTGGTGTTGGACGGTTTAACTTTTTAAATTTATTCTTTGCTGCCGATGTCTTCGCGACTAATGTTGTTGGTGCCCGGCTGTTCGTGCTTAGGTTTTTGTTTACCTTTAAGCTCGGGCCGTTTCACATCAGCATCCGCTTTGACGGGCTTAACTTCTTCGGCTTTTGCAGGTGCAGCTTCTTCAGCATGCCCTTCAAATCCGAAACCTTCGTCCGTGTGGACTTCTTCTTTTTTCTTCTTACGCATGTTTCCCCCTATTAGGTTGGTTTATTTTAGATTCAATCCTTCAGCGCCGCGCTCAGTGCGATCTTTTTGCCGTCGCTCAAGCCACATGATAGCTTCGTCAAGCTTAGTGATGGCAACAGCGTTTTCCCGGCATGGGAACTTAGCGTTAAGCCCCTCTAATATAAGGCGGGCTGTTTCAATCATCGTGTCCACCTGGCAGCCATTCACGCCGGCCTTTTTAATTGGGCCGTCTTGAATTTTAAACGTAATAGCGTTTGATGATCCGTTAAGTTCAATGAAATTACCCTTCGGATGATCCCATTCAATACGCTTAACTTCAAAGCCGCCAATCTTCGTGATGTTCTTTAGCGTTTCAAGTGCCATGTATTTCCCCTTCAATCTTGGTGAATTCACTGGCGGCGTCCAGCTTTGCGGCCGGCCGCGGATCCGATTCGGGCACAAGGTTGTAGCCCGAGCTCACAGATTCCATGAACGTGCGAAGCTTTTCGCCAATCTGTTTACTGACAAGCTTTTCCATTTGCGCCGGCGTCTTTAGCGTTGGTTCCGCATAGAATTCGTGTTCTTCGCGTTTCGTGGCTTCCATCATGAAGTCCACGATGACGCTGTCTTCTACTTTCCATTTGCGCGTGGCGCGCTTTGAAACAATCTTCCAGCCTGGCGGCGTGCGCCCGTGCATGGCTTCGCCGTAAGCGAATTCACGCACCTGCTTGATCCAAGATTCTAGTGCCGGAATAAATTTTAAAGCCTGATCAAGCTGGGCTGGGTCATATGATAGGTGCGAACCAAACTCCAGCTTGGCCAGGCTTTGCGCCTTTTGCTTTATCGCGGGGCACTTTGTAGGCGCAGCCGGACAGAATCGGCAGTGCTTTCCGGGGTTGAGGGGGGCGTTTGGATCAAGGGTCGCTTGCACGTCATCAGCAAGATCAGCAGCAAAATCAAGCAACTCAACAGCAGAAAAGCGCCATCTTCGGATTTGTCCGTCTTCATGTTCACACCGCGGTTGTACGATTGCGAGTTCCACAGTATCGCACGGGAATCCCGTGGAAAGAAGGGCACCTAGGCCATAGTACATAAGCTGCAAATTATCTTCCACATCCACAGCAATGCCGGCACCATGCTTGTAGTCGGCGACAAGAAGCTTTTTTTCAAGCGGGAAATAGATCACCAAGTCCGCGGTGCCATAGCAGCCTTCGGCCACTGAGCTCAGATCAAATCTGTGCTCGACTAAGATATGGCCGCCTTGCACACTGGCCTTGGCTTTTGCCGCTTCTTCCTTGGCAAATTGCACGTACACATTGACGGCTTCGCGCGTTTCGTTGTCGACAACAATCAATTCGCTTTTTTTCGGACGCCTACCGAAAAAGTAGTCTTCTAAAACTTGCGCGCCATACGCGTGGGCGTGTGTGCCCTCAGTGGCGTAAGGCGATTCAACGCTTTTCGTGCCTTCGCACATCTTCACACTGCCGGGGCAGCCGCCATGCTTTGCAGACCATCGACTATATGCCGACGCACTCCACTTACTGTGCGCGGGCTGCACAACTAGATCATTGCTCATTGGCAAAATCCGGGATTTCTAGACAATATTTTGAAGCGACTTCGCGCGCTATGTCCCCGATGCCGGGATTGATGTCATCTATGGTTTTTTGCACAGCCAATGCCGCAAGATAAATGTGAAGTACAGGCTTTCCCAAAAAGACTTTGTGAAGTTCATCAAGCATCACATTCACGTCACGTGTTAAAACAACCATTTGGTTTTCCATGGTCGTTACCTCCGTCTCTTATCGACTTCACCGGACGGCCGCTGCAAGTCTTTAAAGCGATAGTGTTTACTCGGTTTTTGGTATTTGGGCGTATCCAGCTTTTTTACTTGGCCGCCGCGCTTTAAGAACTGATCAACAGACTCGGTTTTGCGCATCGGGATTACCCTTCAAGCATCACGGCGGCGTTGCACTTTTCAATGAACGCCTTAAACTGATCTTCTTTAATTTCGGAAATGCGGTTCACTTTGAATTCGGTCAGAATTTCGCGGGCCTTAACAAGACCGACCGCCACGTTCACTTGCTGAAGTGCTTGGTGAACGGCTTCTTTGTTCACCACAGGCGCTGCCACTGGAACATCGGCGTGAACCCCGTTCGATGCGACGGGTTCTTGGAACACGTCATTGACTGGACTGGCTGCACCTGCTTTTGCCGCTTCAATTTCAGCCTTCGTTCGGCGTGTGCGCTTAGGCTTTTCTTCAGCCGGCGCTGCCACTTCTGAAAGAATTTCCGCGACTTCAGTTCTTGTCTTTTGCGGACCTTCGCTGATGCTTTTCAACACGACTGGATCGACGGAAAGCTGTGCTGGCTTGCCTTCTACGTAGATCAGCATGTCGCGCATATCGGATTGAATTTCTGCGGGCGTGCCCGTAAAGGTGAGTGTCACCATATATCCCCCTGAATTATTGTGGTTCGTGTTCTGAACGTTAAAATAAGAATCGAAAACTGATCAACAAAAATTAATCGAAGATCTGCGTCAACGCTTCCGTTTTGCGTTTAACAATGAAGCCGATCTTTGCGTCAAGTGATTGATCTAATAGGATAAAGCGCACGCTGACAGGCTGTTCTTGCCCGATGCGGTGGACGCGCATGATAGCTTGCGCGTTATTGCCTGGCACCCAGTCTTGTTCGATGAAAGTCACGTGGTGCGCGGCAGTTAAGGTGATCGCAGTGCCGGCTGCCATGATGTTGCCAATAAAGACCCGGCATTTTGGGTTGTTCTGAAAGCGGTCGATGTTCTTTTGGCGCTTTGCCGGATCCGTGTTGCCATATAAACAGACCGCACCAAATTCACGAAGCCCCACGCGCATCGTTTCAATGACATCGCGGTGGATGGCGAAGATCACAATTTTTTGATAGGCGTTGCTTTTTAACTCTTTGGATATGAGCTCAATTGCGGCTTCGCACTTTTGTAGGCCCACATATCGCCTTAACGTGCTGACCGAATCTTGGATGGCCGCCACCGTCGTGACCTTGTCGTTTAAATTGGGCTTCATGTTGGCTTCAACTGAAATTAGAAGATCACTTTGCCGCTTTAGTTCAGCGTTGAGCTCAGCCCTTCGATCCGTGGGCAAAAAGTATTGTGTGAATGACGGCAAAATTTCAATGTCCACAAGGCCCGGTTCCACAACGACGTGGCCGAAATTAATCGGCGGCAGTTCTTTCATGACATCCTTCTTCAATCGACGAAGCATTACTTTAAAAAGAAGTTGTCTAAGCTCTGGGATCATTTCTTTTCGAGTGGCCACAACCCTGTTGACCGTTCGATTGCCCGCGCGGAAGGGGGCCAGAACACAATACCGATTCACAAAATCATCTTGGGTGAGTTTTGTCACGCCAAAGGTATACAAGATCAGCCAAAGTTCACCCGCGTGACTGGGCGCCGGCGTCCCGCTCAAAAGCCAACACCTTGAAGCCTTTCGAATGACACCTTCCACACCTAAGATCGCTTTAGCCCTGTGCGTGTCCGTTGATTTTAAAAAGTGGGCTTCATCAACTATCAACACATCCCATTTGTGTTCACAAATGCGGCGGAAGTTCTTTGTGGCGTATTCAAACGAACACACCACGTGGCCATTCTGGGGCACAGGATCCGCTAAATTTGTGGTGGAGAACACGTCCGGTTTTGATTTAGACCACATTTCAAATTCGCGGACCCAGTTGATTCGCGCTACACTAGGACTGATTACAATCGCACGTTTTGCATGGATGCGCTCTAGGCCATGGATGGCCTGCACTGTTTTGCCTAGTCCCATTTCATCAGCCAAAAGCGCAAGCTTCCGCTCGGCCAAGAACGCCGCACCTTCATTTTGATATGGAAAAAGAGAGTTCAAAAGGTGCCCCTGTCCGTATGCTTAATTATTCCACTGTACTAGCCCGCACCGTCGTACTGGCATCAAGCGGCCTTTTTAAACAATCGACCATGCATGCAAGGTCGATACGGCCAGGGGCGAAGGGGGATTTAGCTAATATTTGGGCACTTGTAAAGCGTTGTAAAGGCCGGCTGTTAAAGGAATCCGGGCATTTCTTTAATAGTGGCGGCGGAAGTTAAAATATATTTTAAAGGAGTGGGTGGCCGCGGCCGACATCCGTTGTCCGTGCCTTGGCCACCCAAATGGAAAAGAACTTACAACTTCCTTCCTATCGGTCTATCTGCGGCTCAATTTAATGATTTGGTGCAAGTATTTGCGTGCATAAGTGCATAATAATGCAGCTTCAGCGCGGTCATTGTCCTTTTTTCTGGCCCACAATCCCTTAGCGGCGGGAAACTCCATCATGGCCCGAAGCCGTGATTCGTCTTTATTTGAGCTCAACGCCAGCGCCGACTTCCAAACGGAGGGTTTCACCGGTGCGACTGGAATATAGTGGCCAGCCAGTACGCCATGCAATTGCCCGCAAGTGTGGCCAAATCTAAATGTAGATGCAAGCCCTTGTTCGGGCATCGCGCCCGGTTCTTCAATCACTGCCAGCGCCACCATAGGCGCGTACATATCAATCAGTGAAGACACCTTATGAACATCCAAATAGGTCATGGAGCCTTGTTTACGGGCGTCCGATGCCTTTTGAAACACCGGCATGTCGATCATATCAACCAAAAGCCAACGGTCCAAATCGACCACGCTAATAGCGCCACTAAAGCCGGGGTCAATTCCCATAAGAAGGGGTCGCGGCGGCGCGCCCAAATCAGGTTCAAAATTACGCCGAACGAGACGGCAATCCACAGTATCAACATCTTTGTCCACAGCTGTTCTTCTTAAAATCGATTCGCGCTTCACTGTTCGCGCTTGTGCAGCCACACTTCATTCCCCTTGGTGTCATCGGCATAGATCAGTTCCGGATGACACCAACAAGGATGCACATACTTGTCCAGTTGTTCCATGGCTTTTTCAGGCGATAGCCCCGTAGTTTTTTCTTCTAAGGGCACATGCAGCCTTGCACCGACACTTGTGGCTTCGGGCAACAGATCAACATAGGCGTGCTTCTTGTCGCCGAAAAATTGCAAGTAGTATTCAAGGAAGCTTACGCCCGTTTTGATCATGCCTTATTCTGAAGCAAAAACCAAAGTGAGCGGAAGTCTAAATCGAATCATCCCTAAATTTTTGCGGGAACAGATCTTCGGGCGTAAGCAGGATGCCAGCATAGCGGGCGGCTTTAATGACCTTCTTTAAAGCGCCGGCTGGGATTTCGCCGCCCGTTCCACCAACAGATAGGGGATACATCCACCGATATATGGAGCTTGGATTATAATGGTCCTTAGGATCCGGAAAAGCCGCTTGGATGGCCCTGGCCAATTCACGGGCGCCGCCGAACTTATGGACCACGGTTTCGGCCTGCGGGTGGATTAGCGAATCTTTAACTTCACGGGATCTTGGGCCGGACTTGCCGCCCAACACATTTATAGTGCGCCCGTTTCGTCTAGTGGCCACCGCTGGCCTGATATGTTTAACTTTGCCCATGTTTAAATTTATCGGTTAAGGCTTATTTTAGCGCAAGTTTAGCTAAAACCGGTGTATTGCGTCGTGAAACTTCCGGGGTCTTCCGGGTTACTTCCGGGACGAAAAAACGCCTAAGTACACGGAAGTACAAAAGGTTTGTGCCACAGCTTATATTCGGCTCACTTTTTCAAGTTCAGCCACGGGAACTGTGGCCCTACAAGTATCATATATACTATTTCTAACTTTAATATTTATATTGGAATATAAGAAGTGTAGTAAAGAGGACATGAATCCAAGGGCTTGGAACTTCCGGGATGAAAGATGACTTCCGGGACAAGTCGGAAGTGAGGTTAAAAATGGTCGGACATACAGTTAGAAGGCTAATTAAGGAAAAAGCGCGATTAGCTAAACTTAAAAATGAGCCTAAGATTGAGCTTCGCAGGAATAAGCGGCAGGAAATTACACCGGGGCAGGCCATGGAGTATGCCAAACGGATCCTAAAGGGTGAAACGCTTAAGGATATTGCGGCAGCGGAAGGCCGTTGCTATCAAAGGTTGGGATATTGGATGTCGCGCCACGGATATGGCGTGCAATCGATAAAGCGCAAATTTACGTCGGATGGCTTTAGGCGATAGCGATTGGCACCCATTTGATTGTAAATCCTAGGTCCTTTATCTTGGCCAGGTCGCTTTCGTTCAGGGTCTTGCGCTGAAGAAGCTCGGCCAGCTTTCGGGCCTTGTCGTTCATTGGATAGATCCGTTGGGTGCCGTAAACCACACGAACCTGAAGCTCTAATACTGAATCCATTGGTTTCCCCTTATTTAATGTAAAGGTCCGCGCGCGTGCGGCCTTTATAAAGTTCTGCGTGGAACAAATCGAAATCTTCACATCTAATATAGTTGCCTTGGCCGACCGAGTAAGCATAGCCGTCAGGACAGTAAACGGGCTCATTAGCTTTTGCTGTGGACACGGCTTGGATTGGGTTAAAGAATACAAAGGTGTAAACGCACACAAAACAAAGGACGAACTTATGCCAAACTGGGGCCAGCCGAAAGGTATGAACACGAAGACTAAGGATGAGGGGGCAAAGAAGCGCCGCAAAGAAGACGAACCTGATGGGATGGTCGGTTCCGCGGTTAAGTATCTCAAGATGAGCGTTCTTCCAACGAATGAGCGTATCAAAGCTGAAGACGCCTATGAGCGTGAACAAGAAGAAAAGAAGCGCAAAAGCGGCAAGAAGTAAATCCATAAGCGCCACCTTTACTGCACTGTGAACAAGTAAAGGTGCGCGCCTGAATCGCAGTTGATTCCAAGCTGCGTGCCATTGAATTCAACTACACACATATGAGCCGTATTGGACATGCAGGCAGGCGTGCCGTTAGTGTTGTTCACCGTGATAACTGTGGCCCCGTTGTCCAACGTATTGGGCACCGTGTAGCTTGCGTCATATCCACAGATTGAATCCGTGAACGTGCAATCCGAATTAATGGTCAGCGTGTCGCCAGGGCTCATATCGTTCGAATAAGAGCCTGCCAGCGTTGCGCACGATAGCTGCTGGCCACCGCCGGCATCGCTGCCACCGGATCCGCCGCACGCGCTTAATATTAAGGCCGTCAGTACAATTGCAATGTGTCTCATTTCATTACCCTTCGTTAAGTGTTGTCCTATCCTATCGGCCAGTAGGCCTGATAACTTTAAGGATATAATAGGCCCTTGCAAGCTCTAGGGACACCTCAGCTTGAATTTAGTGGCATCTCACCGATAAGCTATGACAATCTTTGTTTCGAACGTCTCAAATTTGATCGGGGTTGCGAATGCCTACGTATAAAAATCGAAAGCCGCCTGAGTACACCGAAGAACAGCTTGCCAAAGCCATTGAATTGGCTTCTAAGGGCGAACCGCTCAAGAAGATCATCGACGAATGCCTGCTAAATAGCGAATATGACTTCTGGCTGTTTAAACAACATTCCCCAGAGTTCGCCAACACTTTCGAGCATGCGCGTCAGGAAGGCTTGGAACACTTGGCTGACGGTTTAATCACAGCCCATGACGAATATACCGATGTTCAGCGCGCACGTCTCAAATCGGATAATGCAAAGTGGCTGTTATCTAAGCGGAAACCGTCAGTGTATGGTGACAAAGTGGACATCCATGTGAGCCAAACTATAGACATCACGGCAGCCCTATCTGAAGCTAAGAAGCGCGCCATGATTCCCTCACCTGAACAGGCTATATTGGACATCACGCCTAAGATCCCAACAGATACAGACACATAAGACTTAAGGATATAGTAGCATAAGCTATAGGGTTAAAACACGGGATGCGGTCTAAATGCGACCTATTGCATTTGACGTAGGGGTAGGCCGTTTTCGAAAAAGACCCGGGTGGGGTGGGGGCACCCCCAAAATTTCCGGCTGACCGGTCCGTAGCGGTATGTGAGCCGGACAGCTTATTAATTTTTATAAAAATTTAATTTTATTAAATACTTTCGCGGATGTTGCGTTTAATGTAACGGTGCGTTATATTAAGTTAACAGGGTAACGAAAGGATCAGTATGTACAGCAGACACACGCCAGGCCCCTGGCAAATAAAACGGGGCGGTAATTTTTTGCAAGTTGAACGCGAAGGATGGGCGATCTGTTCGATGGAACACGTCGAACAGTACAGGAAGCTTGATGCGCGAAAAGACAGGACCGCTTTCGCGGACGCCCGCTTAATAGCGGCAGCGCCCGAATTGCTTGATGCGGCGCTATGGTGCCTAAAGATGGCCAAGATTAGAAATGAAGCCACCGGCCACGAAAACTATGAAGTCGGTATTCTAGAGCGCGCAATTGCAAAAGCCACCGGCGGTTCAAAATGAGCCGCTATGAATTAACCAAAGCCAAATATTTGCTGGACGAAGAAGTAGAACATCTCACTTCTACACTCACCCGCTTCCAAAACACCGACGCAAGAAACTGCACGCTGATTTGGCTTGCCTTACTTACCGGTGGCCGTGCTTCAGAATTGTTGGCGCTGACACCGAATGACCTAGACCATGCCGAAAAATCGGTTTTCATTCGTGGTCTTAAGGGAAGCCGGGACCGGGAACTGCCGATCCCACCTTGGCTTTTCAATAAGTTAACCGAATTAACGCCCGAAGATGGGCGTTTGTTCCCGATCACTTATGTGAGGTTTTATCAGATTTGGTGTGAATACCGGCCGGTGAAGAAGAAGCTTCATGCGCTCAGACACACTTTTGCGATAACGCTTTATCGGAAGACGAAGGATTTGCACTTGATTCAGCAAGCGCTTGGGCATAAGAGTGTTTCAAATACCTTGATTTACTCGCAATTTCAATACCGCATGCCCGAACTTCGTCGTGCTATGGTGGGTTAATTTTTAAAATTATTGCATTTTTCGCAACATCCCTTTTACGTTGAAGTCTGTTGTTCAAGCTCGGGGGCATTGCGGAGTGCCTTTGGCGGCTGTGAAGGGGCCCTTGCCCCCTCACAGTTTTTATTTGCGAATTGCAAATTGCAAATTGCAAAAGCACAGCCGAGCTATTTCAAGAACTTAAAGGGGGCAGCATGGGAATCAGCGGGATCAAGAAGAACCACAAGAAGGGCATTGCCGCCGCAGCCAAGGCCCGCCGTCGCGAAGAAGCGCTTGCACGGCAGGCTCAGCACGATAAGTTGTCACTTGAAGATAAAATTCGAAAGGCGCGTCCAGGTTCAAAGGAACATGTTCGCCTTCTGTCTCAAAGGGGAACAAATGGCTAAACAAGAAAAAGAGAAGTGTTCGAAGTGCGGATCCACAATTTTTGCCAAGGCCACGGACAAGTCAGGGAAACTCTATTGCCAGGCCAAAGGCTGCGGCAACGTATGGGTGCCAGGGCTTGAAGGCACAAAGCGAGTGGACGTGGTGATCAAGCAGCTTCAGCTTGAAAACCAAGAACTAAAGACCGCGCTAAACAAAGAGCGTGAACAAGTCCGAAAACTCACGGTTCAACTTGAGACAATCCAACCCCAGCAGGTGGCGACACAACCTGACATCTTTGACTAATGGCGCGCATCAAACGAACGCCCGTAAGCCCCGAAGGGATTCCAGGTAAATCAGAAACGTTTGACGTTCCGCTTGATCGCGCGAATCGGGTCATTGGCGCCGGCGTAAACAATCACACTATCTATGGGTTGAAGAAGCGCGGCTATGCGGAATACGACTTGCCGGATGGAAGTAAATTTGTTTTCGAAAACTTGGACATGAAAAAGCAGCCGGGATACATGGGCGATGTCAATGGCCCGGGGGCTGAACCGGACGTGCCGTGAAAAACCACAGCATGATCTTCGATGATTTCTTTGAAGATCCTAAGCGCGCAAAAGCGCTGATCAACATGCAAGCAATGAAGGATGTCGAGTACAGCGACGGCGTTGTATATCCGAACATTGCGATGCTGCCGGAATCGGTGGCCGAAGAAATCCATTCAAAATTAAAGAAGATCTTCGGGCCTGGCGTTCAAGAAGTCTTAAGCTTTGCGCGATACAGTTTCGCGAAGTCGATGCCGCCGCACTGGGCGCATTCGGATCGAAACATCGCGCAGTTCTTGGCCCTTATCTATTTGAATGAAGACAAGGATCGCGAGTACGCGGGAACTTCTTGCTTGCGCCACATAGATCTAGGGATGGAAGAACATCCGAAGACAGAGTTTCAAAAACAAATTCTATTGAGCCACGCGGACATCAGAAGCGAATGGGAAGTTGTTTACACATGTCCGGCCAAATGGAACAGGCTTTTTGTTTTAAATGCGAACTTGATCCATGCGGCTATGGGAAGGTATGGCGAAACAAAAGAAGATGGCCGGCTTGTGATCAGTGTGTTCTTTAATTTGGCGGAATGATGAAAGTTAAGAACGTCGAAATCAGAAACCCGAACTATCGTAAAGGAACCTTCGCGCATTTGCGGGAAGTGGTCTTTGACTTCAGAATGAAAGGCGAAAAGACCGCAGCCCTTGGCGATATGATCTGCTGGCTTTCAGCAATCAAGTTCGTGGCCGAAGCGGATAACTTTGTGGTCGGCCATTTAGTGGTGCCCGCTTACTTCATGGAAATTGCCCAGAACGTTCTTCGCGAGTATCCGCATTGGCGCATACATTCCAACGTGCCCGAGCGCCTGGCCAATGGGTTTCCGCTTCAGCAGCCGGTCATGATCCCAAACGCAACGATGATGCACTTGATTGATTTGGGCTTCATTTACTTTGCCGGCACGAATCCGCCGCCTGAAGATTTCAACTTCTATTGTGAACTGGATTTAGATGACATAGGTCACAAGTTTGAATTGCCGTCCAAGTACGCAGTGATGACCCCGGGTGCAACAGCAAAGAATCGAATGATGTTGCCGTCAACTTACAATGCGATTTGTGATCACTTGCTTTCGAAAGGGATTACGCCCGTTCATCTTGGTGTGACCGAAATGGACCACAGAACGAACTTCGGAATAAACAACAAGTATGATCTTTCAAAAGGCATTAACCTGATTGATAAAACTTCGCTGATGACCGCAGCACTAATAATGGAAGAAGCGGAAATGGTCATCGGGATCGACAATGGGCTTTTGCATTTGGCAGCTTTAACGCCGGCCACGATTCTTTACGGTTTCACTGTTGCCAGTCCGCAAAAGCGCCAGGTGCGCCGGCGGTATGGGCACACGGTTGAAATGTATGCGGACAAGGAAAAGCTGCCTTGTTTATTCTGCCAAGACAACGTGCGCTTTTTCATTGATCATCACTTTACAAATTGTATTTATAAAGAAAACGAACCGGCCTGCGTGAAAGCACTAAACGCCGAAAGCTGGAACGCGACGATTGACATGGTGTTGGGGGAAAAATGAAAACGCTAAAGACGGGCGACGAAGTGATTCTACTTTACGTCGTGTTGCCGCGGGAAGACTGGGAAAAGGTTAAGCTGCCACAAGGCTGCCATGCCAAGGCTTTTGAAACCGGCCCCATTGAACGCATGGTGGATGTGCAGACTTGTAAAGGCTGGGGTGCGATGATGGCCGCATCGATCAACCGCTTGGCCAAAAAGATTAGTCCTGAAATTGCGAATTCAC